CCGTCAGGGTGTTGGTCGTGTTGGGGTTCAGGTAAAGCATCTGCTTGTAAATGTGCGATGCCCCCGAATTTCACAATTTGCGCCCAATCTGCCTGTATAGTTCGGCCCGCTTCTTGGCGGTTTCGGCTACATTAAATCGTGATTTTATGTCCCGTGTAAGGTTGTCAGCCAAGCCCTTACGAAGGTCGGGGTCAAGGATTAACTGCTTGATGTATTTGTACCAGTCCTTTGGCTTGTTGTAGGGGACCAAGAACCCGTTCTCCCCGTGCTTGATTACGTCGGTGTAGGGGATGGTTTCGGATGCGATAATGGCCTTGTTCATCCACCCTGCCTCGACCACCTTCAACTCGGACTTGAGTTTGTTGAACTTGGTGTCCCGGAGCGGTGCAAGGGTAACGTTCACGAAGTTGTAGCCACCGACATACGAGTAGATGTCAGCAGCCTGAATGCGTCCGTAGTTCGGGTTGTTCCCTTGGTCGCTGATTATCTTTTCGTAGCCCTCGTAAACGGGGTTATTGTCGTTCCAGCCTCCAAGGTATAGCCTGTACTTGCCGTTAAGATTTGCGTCCCAGCGTAGTTTCTGCATTCCCTCACGGAGCAGTTCCATGTCCTCGCCATGCTGCGCCCCTCCGAACCAACCGAACTTCACGAGGTGCTTGTCGGGTTCTTCTTCGGGGTTGGGGATGAACTGCTGATAGGCTTCGTAGGGTTCATTCTGCAAGATGCTCACATTCGCATTTAGAGGCCGTATGCGAGCAGCAAGATGTTCGGTGGTACAGGTAACCCAATCAGCCAATTTGATGTGCTTACGGATGACCTCTGCGAGTTTGGTTTCGTGGTAGTGGCGGTACATGATGTGGCCCGATTCAAGCACCCAGTAGTCGTCCAAGTCAAGGATGACTTTCGCCCCGAATTGGGTCAGGGCTTTGTAGACGTTCTCGACTTGCTCCATCGTCCCCTGACACCAAAGCCGGCTGAACAGGAACAGGTCAATCGACTTCAACCCCTCGTCGCTAATGGTGGTGATGTTCTCAACGCACACATAATCGAATTCCGGGTAGTTGTCGCCAAGGTATGCGTTCGGCATTTCGAGGCGATAGAAACTGCAACCCGTTGGGTGAGCGTTGTAGACAATGCAAATCTTCATGGCCGTAAAAATAAGAAGGGCAGCCATTGCTGACTGCCCCTCTCAAACCTCAGATGATGAAAACCTAAGTCAAAGATACTACGATGCGAGTATCTGCGCAGTCGATGGTGAAAAGACTGTGGATGCAATCACGAACATCGGGTCGGGTTCCATCCCGGTAAGCGTCAATTCGTATCCGCTGCGGTCCCCGAAGGCAGTACCAGTTCCAGCGGTTCCAGCGGTTGCTTCCAAGCCGTTGGCAGAGCCTAACAACCAGTAGCGGTTGTTGTTGTCTTGGACGATGACGATGACACGGTTGCGGACCAGCAAGCGGAGTTCGTTGCGGACTGCGACTTGCAGTTTGTTGATGGTGAACGTTACTTCGGGCGTGTAATAAACCGAGCCGTTCTCGATGCTCGCATTCAAGGTTTCCGTCAAAGATGACGTAGCCTTGGTCAAGTCATACTCAAAGAACCCACCCGAAGCGTAACCCGTGAAGCCTGTTACCGCACCTGAAAGGTTGGCATTGCAGGACCCCGTTGGGATGAAGGATTGGACGTAGATTGTTTTGATGCCACCGACTGAATCTCGGCATCCAAGGGCGTAGCCAGTTGTTAAGGAGCAGGACATATGTGTGTTTTGGTTTTAAGTTTCAAGAGAACAAAAAAGTGAGGGGAGGTTTCCCTCCCCCCTACACATTAGGTCAAGCGGAAGTCAACAACCAAGTCGGGCCACGCCAGTTGCACTCCGCATTTGAAAGCTGCGATACTCCGTACTTCGTCGTTGTCCCTCGAATAAAAGATGGAAAACTGCTCTTCGTCGGACAGCAAATCGGTTCCTAAATGGAAGTTACCGAGGTAAGATGCAACGATTCGGTTTGTTCCAGTCAATCCGGGAACCGCAATGACACGGACGTTTGTGCCGGGATAAACGAACTCACCATTGGCAAGGCTCGCAAGGTCAACTTGGTTGTACAATACCGCCAAACCACCTGTATTCGTTCCTTGCTTAAAGGCTTGAACCAAGGTGCGGTAGTTATTCCAACCGCAGAAGATTACGAGGTCGTTCTTGGTCAGGATGGCCTGTGGAATTTGGTTGTAGATGTTATCAAAGATGCCGATAACATTCGATGAAGTGATACCAACGGAAGCAGAAACCGCACCCGTGTTACCGCTGATAGTTGAGCCTGAAGCAGCGTTCAAAATTTGAAGCATACCGCTGAAGTAAGCGTTACCCTGCCAAATTGCCGTTTCCAAAGCCTCAGCAATGCGAAGAGCCTTCTGCTCGGCAAACGCCTGCTCGAAAGGAATGCCATCGTACATTGAACCAGCAGTCAACTGGGTCTGCGTCCAATACTGCTCCAAGGAGCGAGGACACAAAGTTTCCATCACTTTCATGCGGCCAACGGTCAAGACCCTTGCGCTGATTGTGGTTGTGCCGGAAGTTGTGTATCCGCAAGCGTCTCCACCTTGCAACACCGCATCGGTGTCCATGAGGTTGAGGTTTGCAGCGAACTTGATGCCCACCTGCTTGGTGAACAAAGATGCTGACCGAGCGGAAAATACCGCTTTGGTGATTAGTGGTAACCGCTCTTGGTCGGTATACGAACTAAGGTTGGTGAAAGTAAATGCCATTGTTAATGGGGGTTTAGGGGTTTAGTTTTTTTTGAGTGATTGGAGTGCTTGTGCGAGTGCGTTGAAGTTCTGCGATGCCTGAGCCTTGCGTTGCTCAACGATTGCTGAACCGCTTGCTTTTGGGGCTTCGGCTGGGAGTTCGGAAACCTTCTCGACGATATCGGCCATGGTTTCAACTTGCGATGCGAAGGCAGACATTTTCTCCTTCATCTTGCCCATTTCAGCGTAGGCAGCCTTGAGGTCTTCCATAATGCCAGCGAGGTGCTTGGCCACGATAGCCTCGACAACTTCGGGGGTCATTAGCGGATAAGCGTCCTTGATTTCTTCGGTTACCTCAACGGCCACTTCGGGGGTGATTTCAGCAGCAACGGGCAACGGCTCGATGACCGGGGTTGCTACTTCGGCAGCGATGACCTCAACGATTTTGCCTGCTTCGGTCTTGATCGTGCCAACGCCTTCAACGACGTGTTCGCCATCGGGGGCAGGGAGAGTTCCGTCTTCGGCTACAACGTAAACGGCAGTCCCGGCAACGAGGTCCCCGTCAACACGGACAACGGTGCCGTCAACGAGTTTGTAGTCAGCAAAGGACTGCTTTTGAGTGCTGAATTTGCGGAGTTCCGTCCGCAGGGATTCGATTGCGTTTTTCAGGTTCATAGTTAGTGGGATTTGTAGGTGGGGGTTAATTGTTGCAAAAAAGCGGTTAATTCGTCAGCGAGGCCAGCGAGTGCGACCTCCAGTTCGGATTCGGTCTTGTCCATCCCGAACAGGCCCTCAACGGAGAAACCCCTGAACAGGTTGCGGTTGTCCCAAACTTCGTCGTTCTCAACCTTGAAGGACCCGAACCAAGAGCCGTCGGGGGTGTCCTCGTAGCCCTTGGGAGGCATGATGCCACGCTCGGAGTCGGTGATGTAACTCTCAAACATGAACACGCCATCCAGTTCAGCATTGTGGTAAGCATTGACGTTGTGCTGGTTGCCCTGCTTGAAATACTTCTGCACGATTTTGCGGATGGTGGCTTTGTCAAAGACAACGTAGTACTCGCCATAGGTTTCGTCCTTGCGGAAGATGGGGGTATCAGCAAGCATGAGAGGGCCAGTCAGGACCCTGCGTTCGCCTGTTTCGGTAAACTTCTGCTTGGCTTGGCTGAAGGCTTGGAATGGCCGTTCGATTGCCGGCATATCGGTCAGGGCCACGAATTGGACCCCTTCATCGACCTCGTCTACGGTCATCCTGTAAATGGGTAGTTCCATAGTGGTAGATGTGGTTAGGCTCCAAGAGTTGCAAATTCCTCCAACCTCCGAACCCTGCGAGTGCTTTGGGTGATGTCCCGTTCCACGACATAGGCTCGCATTGGTGATGAACCTTGACCTTGGCCTGCCGAGAGTTCGCCCGTGCCGAGGTTGGTCGTTTGTGGATTCGCAAAGATGGGCGGTGGTGCTGCGCTTGCTCCTGCACCCGTTACGTCTGCACCGGGAGAACCTGCACCTGCACCGCCTTGGAATTGTTGAGCCTTAATCTTGGCGACATTGGCAAGACCAGCAGCAAGGGCAAGACCCGCCTCTACAAACCTTTGTCCGGGGAATACGGATTCAGTCGGCTTCAAAGCGAGTGCTGAACTGACGGCAAGGTAGGTGTTCACGACGGCTTGGGCTATGGATGCAGCCTTGGCGACATTGAAGGCCCGCTTTTGTGCTGCCTCGCTCTTTCCAGCCGATGCGATGATGATGTCGTTGATAACCCCAAAGGATTGACCGATGTATTTTTCACGCAATCCAGCAAGGTCCTCTTCACGCTGGGCTTGGCCCATCTTGGACTTTGCGTCAGCCGTGTCCACCTGCATCCGCCTTTGTGCTTCGGCTTGCATCGCTTTGATTTGCAGTTGCTCCTGTTGGCTTAACCTATCCAACTCCATCTCGTAGAGTTGCAGGTTCAGGTCCTCTACGAACTTGATGATGGCGTTGTTTTCTTCCCTTAGTCGCTCCAAACGCTTTTGGGTGGCCTCTGCTTCCTTGCGTTGGCGTTCTTTGACCTGTGCCTCCCTCTTTTGGTCTGCTGCGATTTGGGCGTTCGTGTGGGCTTCGTATGCATCCCGGTAATTGGATAGGGCTGCTTCTTCACGCAACAACGCCTGCTCCCTTGCTTTCGCTGCGATGGCCGGGTCGGGTAGGTTCAGGAACCTGCGGACCGCTGCCGTCAGTTCGTCCCACTTGGCTATCAATAGACCTACGGCTGCGATGGCTGCACCGATACCCGTAGCAAGGAGGGCGATTCTAAACGCCTTCATCGCCCCCGTACTCGCACCGACTGCGGTTGCGTAGAGTGCCTGCGCTGCTGCCTGCCCTTGGGTTATTAGGATGGAGTCCTTGTTGAGCAGGTTGGCGACCTGTTGCACTCCAGTAGCGAGAGCCATGGCCCCTTGGACCTTGAGTAACGATTTCTGCAAGTCCTCGTTCTCGGACCCAAACAACGCTGCTGCACCTTGGGCGATTTGGAACCCTGCCGTTATACCCTGCACCGCTGAAACAACGGTGTCAATCCTTACGGTGTCGCTTGCAAGGGTCTTAATTCGCTGCGAGGTGTCCCCGATTTGGTCCTTGAGTTTCCCTGCCTCCTGCTCCATCTCTTTAAATGCCTTCGTGCCTTCTTGCCCGGCCAAAGACATATCGATAAGCGTCTTTTGGAGTTCACGCAGACGCTGCTTCGCACTCGTCGTGCCTTGTGCGGTCGAGTCCTTGATTCCTACTTCGAGGACGATTTCTTTAGTTACTGCCATAGTTTTTTATTTGTCTGCCCATGCTGGTAATCCCGACACAACTTCCAAGACCTGACCTTCGGTTCCTATTCCCAAGTTGACCCAATCGGCTCCGTCCCAATACTTGATATCCCCTGCTGCATCGCCCGGTGTGAAACCTTCACCTGCTGGACCGGGGTCGCCTTGCGCACCTGTTGCACCTGTTTCACCGGGAGGACCTGCAACCGCTGGGAGTTCTTTGATGGTTGGAATGGGAGGCACTTCGTTCGGGTAATCCGAGTCCGTTGCTGGAACGGGGCCGTCGTAGGGTAGGTAACCGATTTGCTTGTACACAAACTCGGTCAAGTTGAGAATCCTGCGAAGGGTTACCCGACAAGGCTTCTGCTGACCTATCTCGTAGTCCCGAATCTCAAGCAGCCTCCAACGGACCCCTCCGTAGTAGATGGGAGTGCGGAAGTCGAGTTGGCTGATGTCCACCGCATTGAGCATAATGGACAACTCCAACTGCATCGCCTCACGACTGACGGTTTCTTGGATGAAATTCCACCAATAGATGTTGAAGAGGTTGTTGTTCGTGTATAGGTAGGGGTCGCTATTTGCGGCAACATTCACCGCATAGTACAACTGCTTGGGGATTCCAAAAGCAAGGTCAAAGTTTGCATCGTAGGGGTTGTCAAGGTGGCTGACGAATGGCAGGCTCAACAACGACTCTGCGAGTGCTACCGAACCGCTGACCCCGTACTGGTAGGCCCACGTTGTCGGTGCTTCGATGAGGTTGTATTGGGCTATCCTGTAACCGCTCTGCAAGGTCTTGATGGTTCCCGACAAAGCGGATCCGTCCAAGTCCCAAACCCTTCCAACGACCTTATCCGTCGTGAAGTTTGCAGGGATTATAGTGCTGCAAGCAAGTTCGACGACGTTCTCGCCTTTGCCGTAGAAGTTGTCGGTCGTGAAGATTCGCCCTCCGTAGCCTTCCTTGGCAAGCGGGTAGTTCGATTTATCCAACTTTGACAAATAGTCCCCGGCATCCTTGTACTTGAACACGATAGTCTTGTACTGATTCGGGTCCCCGTTCGTGATGTTCTGCTCTGCGTTCTCATCCGATTTCTGCGACCAGTCAACCACTCCGCTGGAGTAGAAGTCCACCCAAGGCTCCACGATGAGGTTCTTGGGGTCGGCAGGGTCCGGCATGAAGTAGAGGTTGAACATCTTTTGCAGGTCTTGCAAGAGGTCGCTCTGCTTCACGTCAGCAGGCAGGGCGGTTCTCATGTCAACGGTGTGCAATGTTTGAGGGTTCTCCAAGCACTCCCAAAGGACGGTTGCTCCTTGAAGAATGGTCCCTCCCTGTGGAGTCGTAAACACAAAACCGAGGTTGGCCGTTGTGTTTGGCGGTATGGTTATATTGGCAAAAGTTGTTGATAGCGGACCACTAAGACCGCTTTGGTAGTTTATTACAATTCCTTGAATGACCGCAATATCCCCCGAAGTTGTGAGATTCCGTATTGACATATTTGCGAATCCATAAGCGGCAGTAGAGAATTGAGCCTGTAATTCGTAATTGACAGTTACATTCCAACGAGTCGGGAATGAAGGCGAAACAAAAGTGCTTGACGAAGGGTTCCAATAACCGGGTCGGTCGTAGTACGTCCCCGTTTCATCCTGAAACCGCATCGTTAGGTTTTGACCAAACGTCCCACTAACCGTCCCGGTACTTGCCACGAAAATCGTTGACCCCGATAAGTTCAGTATCGCTTCTCCAGCAGCGTAAGGGATGACCAGTTTCTTAAACCGCTCCGAGTTGAAGAACTCCGAGGTGTACCGATACCCCGCCTGTGCGAAGATGAGGTCCACCATCTTCTTCACATAAATGCTCGGTGTCATCTTGTAGAACGGAACCGCAAACCACCCTTGAGTAACTACGTCCGTGTAGCCGTAGGAATCCACCAAGCCGTAAACGTAACCGCTTGCACCGCTTGCCGTCCAAGTCGCAGAAACATGGGCCGAGGTCAGCGTGTGATTCATTCCGCTGACCCCTGCCGTTGTCGCAAGGAGGTTGCCCTCAATGGACTTAAACAGGCTCACATCGTCCGAGAATAGGCCCACTTCGTAGGTTACCTCGCCCCGAATTTTGGACATGGAAATCAGTTGAAGGACTCCGCTGAACACCTGCACCCCGTCCTCCCACATCGCTGCACGAATCTTCTTGTTCGGTTGAAATCCACCCACGAAGGACTGGATGTTGTAAGCATGACCAAAGCAGGCCCTGTTGGTAGGCGTGTTTGGCAGGGTTATAGTCTTACTGAACGAACCCCTCCGCTTAGTGATGTCGGCAATGTCCTCCACCGAAAAGGTCAGGGCGATGTCAATCTCGCCCATGGTGTCAAGGACGTAGGGAACCTCTGCGTTGGAATTGTTGAGAGGGTAGGCGATGAGGGTTACGCTCATAGGATGTTGTTCTTGTAGGCGACTGCAACCTCGACCTGCAACTGCGTCAGGCGGTCGTTTCTGCGAGTCGTAAATTGGTAGGTGTTGGCGTTGACAACGGCTTCGACTAACTGCCCATCCAGTTCAAGCCATACCTGCCCCGACCTGACCATCTCAATCAGCCAAGCGGATTCAGCATCCGTCAGCCAGTCCGAGTTGAGTGCGTAAACGTAGTCGAACTCACCTGCCCAAACTTTGTCGTAGGTGGTAGTCGCGTAAACGTCCGAGTTGTAGCCGAACGTCTGCCTGCTGATGTTGGCCCTCTTGCGGTTCTTGAGCGTAAAGGTGTAGGAGTCAATGCCTCCGTATTTGTTTTGAAAATGGACAGGGATGGAATTGAACCGCTGGCATTGCCCGATGACGTAGCGTTGACGAATCGTGATGTTTGCCCCCCTTGAGAAGTAAACGTCGTAGAAGTCCCCGGGATTGCCTTGGAATAGGTAATCTCCGGGGTTCCCGTCCAAGCATTGCCCCGACGTGAGGGCTTTGAGGTTCATTGGCCCGACCCCGAAGCGGATGACATTCGAACCCGATACACTCGACGCTAACACATCGAACTGCCTTGCAAAGGTCGATCCTGTTGCACTCCAGTATTGGATGTAAGCCTTCTCGACCCCGTAGTTGAACTGCCCGATGGAAAGCCATCCGTAGCCGTCCGCATAGACCGTGCGAGTCGTCGGGGTTGTTAGCATTCGATTCGTGTCGTTGACGATAGCACCGCTCGGAAAGTACAGGCCACCACTCCAAGTCGCAAGTTCTAACTGCTCCAAGTTTCCTGCAAAGGAAACATTCCCCGACACGGTGGTAACGGTTCCCGTGTAAACGACAGGCGTGTTTCCATATTCCTCCATAAAGTCAAGCCTGTACCCCGAATAATACCCGGCATGGTCCACGAAACCTGTTTGGGTCAGCGATGGCTTGGTGGGTGCAATCAGGGTTTCAACGACCTTGGCCACATCAAAGAACCCGAAGTTGGTGGTGGGCAGTTTGTCGCACTTCAACCGGGCAAGGGTGGTCCCTGCTGGGTTCTTGACATCGCAGACGTAGCGGTAGTTGGGTTGTGCAGTCAGCGAACCGCTGACCTTGAAGAGCATCTTGTTGTAAACGGGTGTAGCCACTTGGGGCGACCCGGAAAGGACGGTTGTTGCCATTTTATCTTGTTGTTGCTACGCTTATGGATTTGCCAAGGACCTCTGCGATATTCTCGGTCAGGACCTCTATCATTTCGGGGGATACTGCATTGCTCAT